GTGAGTATAAGCCACATCATGTGGTTGTTGTTCTTGACGACATAGCCAATACTGCACCACAGTTCACTAAGACTAGTCCTTTGGAATTAGCTCGTGCAGTCCTAAACAATAATGTCTATTCTGTGTTGAAAGCTGATGTTGACAGCAAGGGTAAGCTTAAAATGGATGCAAGGCTCATCATAGGTACTTCTAACATAAAGAGCCTTTTGGCCAGGCTATATTCCAATGAACCAGCATCAGTTTTGCGTCGGTGGGATTGTGTTGTGACTGTTGTTGTGAAACCAGAATACCTCATCTCAGGTACAAAGATGCTTGATCCCGCCAAGATTGACAATTCGGTCTATCAGGATAAGTGGTTGTTTGATGTTGAATCAGCCTATGCTGTTGAACGTGCTGGTGGTAAGAGTGTCAATTTTGAGCCTCGACTTAATAAGGATGGCAAGCGCATGATGGGCATTAACCAAAGTGAACTCTTCGAATTCATCCGTTGGGATTCTTTGCAACAAAGGGTCCGTCAAGAAGCTTTGGTGGCTAGTAATGATGATGTTTACGCCCACGATTTGTGTCCACACGATAATTTACCTAGGATTTGTGCACATTGTAATGTTATCATACAACCTGAGAGTTTTAGGACTGCCATTTCAAGTGTTATGCCAAAAGTCAGTTTTAGTGACATGGTGTACTATAATGAAAGGTGGCTGCGCATCTACCGATATTTATCTCAAGTCTTTGTGTTGGACAAACTTTTCATTTTACTCCAAGGTTGTTTATTGGATCAAGTTGCTGAGCTTTGGTGGAAAATTGTTTTCACAAGTATGTGGACTGGACTAGGGATTAGTTTGTTAACCTTTTGTCTCACACAACGATCTTGGATTAGTGTTTTTACGGGCTTCGTATTTGCATCATGTATTTTTATTTTCATGTGTGCTGTTCATGCGCATTGTATTTATGTACGTGGTTGTGATATAGCTCTTAGTGTCACACGCACTGCACACACGCTCAAAGCAGCTGCCATGTTTGGCTGCTTTCTGTCCATACTTGCAAGTATTAGGATGTGGTATAGGTGGTCAGGACTGGCCACGCAGAGTGATCGTGTTGAGCCCATGAAACCTGATTCAATTATTAAGATCAATAGGTGGCCTAAAGCTGTGCGTAATGTTGTTGAAATTGGTCACCAGTGTTTCACCGCCACTAAAGAACACGTGCAAAGAGCAATAGTTCAGTCAATTGCATTTGTTACATTTCATCTTAGGGACATTAATAGTGGAGTTGAGGTCCTTGAGCATTGTAATATTTTTCCTCTCAGGGGTTTGTATTGGCTTTGCAATTGGCACGTTTTGCAACATGATATCATTAGCATTTCTGGTATCCGCCAACCCAAAGATTCTGGCTCTGCTACGAGGAGTTTCACTTGTGAAATAGTACAAAAGGCTAGAATAGTTTCAACAGCATATGGTTCAAATGACCTAGGCATTTTCATGATGTATGGTGCAGGTACCCAAGCTGATTTTACCTACCTCCTGCCTAATAGTCGCTCGACCGGATCTAAAGCGTGTCGGTGGATACATAGGAAC